GCTGCTTGACAAAAAAATTCAACACCAGGAAGAGCATCACACAGAAATTTAAACCCTACAGGTGATAAAAAATTTTCGTTTGTAGGTTGCCGTGATGAAATTGCCATTTTATATTTTTCGAAAAAAGAGAGGAAAAGGGAGGACTATGTCCTCCCTTGTAACTATATTACATCAAGTTGGAAACAATAACTCGTCTGTAATAAATGTTTGCATCATATGTTAATGCACCGGAATTGCCGTTAGCAAAAGGATTGGATACCATACCATAACGTGTTTTGAATCCAATCTTTGGCTGGAATGTATTCTCGCCAACTGCACGAACCATTTGCAATGGAACGTATGGGCAGTAGAAAAGACCAGCATCATAAGCACTTGATCCTTTGTAACCACAAACAAACCAATTGTTGTCAGTAGTTGTTGCATAAGGATCAATGTACACTCGATAGCGACCATTAAGTACACCAGCAAATGTATTACCTGTGTCATCAACACTAAGATTTGAAGACATTGCAGGAGCGTAATCAAGTACGCCAGCCATTTGGAGAGCAGAAGCAATATCTGAAGAAGTCATGATAATATTACCTTTTCCTCTTCGTGTTGCTTTACCAATTGCATTAGCTTCACGCTCAATCTGGAACAACAAGCCTTTGAACTTCTCAACCATCCAGCGACCGTTGGAGTCTACGTCCATATCAAACGTACCACCATTGGCGACATTGTCTTGAGCACCTGTTGTAGCATTGTTGTAAATTGTTCTAATAACTTCTCTGTTAATCTCAGCAAGAACTTCTGAGGAGAGAATATTGGAAAGTTCGGTTTCAGCATCCAAACCATGTACGGCTTTAAGATCCTGAGCCAATTCCATTGTGTACTCGCCTTTAAGAGCACGTGTCTTCGCTGTGACGGTTACTTTCTCAATACTAAATGCCATTTGGGCAAAATGATTAGTACCGGAGTCACCCAATGCCTCACCAGCAGCTGTTGACAAACCATCAGCTGCACGATAAGCATTAGCTGACATTGACGCTTGAGCTGGAAGACTTGAAGCTGTTTCACCAGCTGCTTCATTACCAGTTGCAGAAGCATCACCAGCAAAACGTGTATTAGCTTCGTTAAATCCAGACTCAGTACCATCTTGAGCTGAATAACGAGACCTCATTGCAAAAATAAGGCCAGTTGGTCCGGACATTGGTTGAACACCACAAACATCATAAGCAATGAGTTGAGGCATTGAACGTCGTACCAACGAAATAAGAACTGGATCTACGTAGTCGACGTGACCTGTGCCGGCTTCTGAAGATCCCATAGAGTTTGCAGGAGCGTCCTCAAATAGAGACATACCACGACCTTCTTCCATCATTGCTTTTTCTTGGTTTTCCAAGAGAACAGCAGTAACAGCTTTTCGATAGCTGTCTTTGATTTCTGGAAGATCAGGATGTTCTAGAACTGGCGCCCATTTCTTTTGCATAGATTCAGATAAAAACATTTTTAATCTCCTGATATATTATCTATGTGTTTTTGTAAGAGCTGAAAGATATCTATTCATATTTCCATCAATTACTTCTGGGGTAGTTGTTTCTTCACTTTCTTCATTATTTTCAACTTCTTCTACAAGAGTTTCAGCTTTACTGCCTTCACTCTTTGGAAAGTAGTTTTCTTTAATTACTTGTACTTTCTCTTCTAACTTATCATCTTCTGCGTCAACATTTTCAGCTAATTCCTTAACTTTTTCTGCTTGAGTATCAGAAAGACCACTGGTTACTGATTGTACAACTTTTTCTTTCTTATATTGAGCTATTTCTTTTGAAAGATTTACAGACTCTTGAATCTGTTTATTGAGTTGACCTTCAAGATCCTCAACTTTTTGAAATAGATCATCAACAACATCAACTTTATCTTCTGGAATTGTGATATAATGCTCATTAAAGAGATTTTTCATACCACTAATAAAGCTCTCTGTGATTTCAGTACGAATACCTTTCTCGACAGCTAGTTTATTTGTTTCCATCCACTGATCAGCTACGTAGTTG